ATCTGTTTGACCCTTCTTGTCCCTACCGTGTTTAATTAATAGTGGTAAATCCAGATCAGGATTTACGGTGTATAAATTATACCCTGCTATAGAAGCAGGTAAAGGTATACACTCACTATCAACATACTGTTGAATCTTCTGGTCGAAGTCAACAGCATTCGCATATGCCCTTTCGGGATTATATGCAAACCAAAGATCTCTTGTTCGATAGAATCTATCGATAACAAGATCTTTATAATTGGTAGAGAACCCAAAATGTTTTTCATCAGGAGTTAGAATCTCTTCTAATCCTGAGAATCTTTCATCAAGTGAAAGACCATTAGGATTTAAATCACAGCCATAAGGGTACGGCAAAGAAGCAATCTTCTTTAACATTGATCTCTTACTTTTAGGTAATAAATCAATAATGCTGATACCCCAGGTCCTTATTTGGTCTAATACATTTGCCTTATCTATAGGCTTCCATTTTGGAATCCTAAATTTGCCATTAGGATGAAAAATCATCCCTGCAAATTCAGCAAATTTATTAGAGGTTATTGTCTTCTGGGGAGAGTAAGCAATAGAACATTCCTTAAGGAATAATTCATATTTTTTACTCAGGTCATAATCTAAAATTATGACATCGTCTCCAAGCACAAAGAACTTGTCATCATGAACAAAATTGTTTAATGCAAATAACATTAAACCATGCGTCATGGTGAAAGTTCCAAACGATGGATACATCCCAAGAGCTTGACCTCTTGACCAAGTTAAGGGTTCATCATAAAAGTTGTAAGGCATAGATTGTATCCACTTATAGAAATCTATATAGTGTTGCATTTTTATGCTTGAAAACATATTATGAAGAACTGTGAGCTGAAGGGAAAAAGGAAATCTGTCTGTTGCACTAGTCAAGTCAAAACAATATGCATATTGGCCCTGCTTCAATGCAGAGCAAATATGATTATCAGCTTTATCTTGATTAAATGTACAATCCCAAGGTAAGTCTTGAACTACAGAGTAGATCATTTCTCCCATTGGTTTTAGTACATGTTGCAACCACAGATGTGGTGAGGCATAAAATCTTGCCTTCAACCCTGGATTAGGTGTACAACAGATCTCTCCCACATAAGGGGGTTTTCTATCTTTTCCACCTAATAGGAAGGACATCTTTGATTTCACACTAGGTGATATAAAAGATGATAGAGACTCATTCAGGATATCATCAAACTTAATATAAGTTGAAATTCCTTTAGAAGTCTTAAAGAATGATCTAGGCTCTAACATGAACCTTTCCTCCCGAGATTGAGTAGTTAACTCAAGTTCAAAAGGAGTGTTCATACGAGGATGATCA